CAAAAGAAAAAGGCTACCAATATTTTATTGAGTTAGATGATGATTATACGGAATTCTCATACACTTATAATCAATATGGTGAAATGAAGCAGAAAAACATTCTCAATCTTGATAAAGTATTTGATGCTCTAATTGATTTCAAGAATAAAACAGGTGCTTTGGCTGTTGCATTAGCTCAAAGAGGAGATTTTATCGGAGGAAAGGAGAATAATATAGTTCGTGGTGAATTACTTAAACGGAAAGCTATGAACTCATTTATCTGTGATACAAACATGTCTTTTAAGTTTTTTGGTAAAATTAATGAAGATGTAAACACCTACACTTTACTAGGAAGTAGAGGAAATTTGTTTTTTCAGATTCCACATGTATCTTTGAATCAAGTAGCAACTCAACAATCAAATGGCGGAATGACTGATATTTATTTGGATAGTGGGACTTATGTTAAGTCTTTCTACACAATTATGTATGCTCCTTCTTGCACAAAGATACGCCCAATGGGAAGCGTGTATAGACGCCTACACCATAATATTAATTGGAATAATGCCATTCCTAAAATAATTCCAGAGAACTGTAAAAAGTAGCCCCTATTTATATTTTAATTTGAAGATTATCCAAGTTAAGGCAAGAGTTATCACAATTTGTTAGTTATTGTTAGTTTATGACAGAGAAGAAGAATCCGGACGAGAAGAAAAAAAGAGGGCGTAAATCGGAGTACCAAAAAGAGTATGCCGATCAAGCTCTTAAGCTTTGTTTATTGGGGGCAATAGATAAAGAACTCGCCGAGTTCTTCTCTGTTTCTGTACAGACTTTAAACAAATGGAAAAAAGACTATCCCGAATTTCTTGAGTCCCTAAAAAAAGGAAAGAATA